ACGCTCCTCCGCCATCGGGCGCTCGGGAGTCAAACTGCTGGTCTACGGCGCCGCTGGCGCGGGAAAAACGTCGCTGATCCCGACGCTTCCGAAGCCGATCGTGCTCAGCGCCGAAGGCGGCCTGCTCTCGATCGCCGACGCGGATGTTCCGTTCATCGAGATCAAAACGATCGAGGCGCTGCACGAAGCCTACGCTTGGCTCGTCGGCTCTGCCGAGGCGATGGAGTTCGAGTCGGTCGCGCTCGACAGCATCAGTGAAATCGCCGAGGTCGTGCTCAACGCCGAGAAGAAAGCAACGAAAGACCCGCGCCAGGCGTATGGCGCAATGCAGGAGCAGATGGCGGATCTCATTCGCGCTTTCCGCGATCTGCCGGGTCGTCACGTCTACATGAGCGCCAAGCTCGACAAGTCGCAGGATGAGATGGGGAAGATGCTCTACGCCCCATCAATGCCAGGCAACAAAACCGGGCAGCAGCTCCCGTACTTCTTCGATGAAGTGCTTGCCCTGCGCGTCGAGCGTGATGCCGACGGCAACGCCTACCGCGCTTTGCTTTGTGACGGTGACGGCTCGTGGCTGGCGAAGGACCGCTCGGGCAAGCTCGACCAATGGGAAGCACCCGACCTCGGCGAGATCATCAAGAAGATCGGAGGCGCGTGATGGTCATGTTCGATAACTACAGCGTCGACGACCTCGCCGCCGACTGGCTCGAGGCGAAGCAGACCGAGCGCGCGGCGGTGGAGCATCGCCGCGACATCGAGGACGAGCTGATCCGCCGTCTTGAGATCGCCCCAGCCCTCGACGGCACCGAGCGTCGTGAGCTTGGTCGCCACGCCCTCAAGATCGTCGGACGCATCGACCGCAAGGTTGACGCCGAGATGGCGCAGGAGCTGGCAGCGGAGCACGGGATCGGCGAATACCTTTCGACGCTCTTCCGCTGGAAGCCCGAGATCATTCTGCGCGCCTGGAGCGCAGCACCAGAGAACGTAACCAACGCGCTCGCACGCGCAATAACCGCGAAGCCGGGACGCCCGAGCTTTACTATCGAGGAGAAGTGAAATGGCAAGACTAGACATCGGATTCAGCGCAGACGAACTGCCGGAAAGCCGCGGCGATTACGAGCCGCTGCCTGAGGGTTGGTATTCCGCCGACATCGGCGACGCTGAGATTCGCGTCACGAAGGACGGCACCGGCCAGTACATCCGCTGCCGCTACAACATCACGGGGCCCACCAAGGCCGGGCGCGTCGTGTTTGGCAACCTCAACATCATGAACAAGTCGCAGAAGGCGGAGGAGATCGGCCGCCAGCAGCTCGGCGAGCTGATGCGGTCTGTGGGCATCGGACGGCTTGAAGATACGGACCAGCTCATTGGCTGCCCGCTCCAGATCAAGCTCTCTGTGCGCCCCGCAGAGAACGGCTACGCCGCGCAAAACGACGTGCGCGGGTTCCGCGCGCCCGAAGGCGCGGCGCCTGCTAAGGCGGCTCCTGCGGCGTCTGTCACCCCGTCCGGCAAAGCCGCTCCGCCCTGGGCAAAGAAGTAAGGAGGAAGCCCGCGCCTTGTGTGCGGGCTATTCAAAATGGAAGAAATAATTAACCAAATATCTGCGCTTCCTTTGATAGAAAAAATAAACGCAATCAACGAATTGCGCGAAAAATTACACAAAATCAGCCCATTCAGAAACGAGCCGGTAGATTTCGTTAAATGGGTTGCTTCCGATGAAGTGTACGCGAATGACTACAACCCAAATAGCGTTGCCCCGCCAGAGATGGAATTACTTGCTCATTCTATTTTGAGCGATGGATATACGCAACCAATCGTTACTTTCCCGACAAGTTTTGGGCGGGAAGTTGTGGACGGATTTCATAGAAACAGGGTTGGAAAGGAAAACTCAGACGTTCGCTTTAGGGTGATGGGTTATTTGCCTGTAGTCACTATTAAAGATAGCCAAAGCGATCTTGGCGACAGAATTGCGTCAACAATCCGACACAACCGAGCCAGAGGAAAACACAAAGTTGATGCGATGTCCGACATCGTTATAGAGCTGAAACGCCGCAATTGGAGCGACGAAAAGATAGCCAAGAATCTCGGCATGGATGCGGACGAAGTTTTACGCCTGTGTCAAATAACAGGGCTTGCGGAAGCATTCAAGAATAAAGAGTTTTCCGAAGCGTGGGAAGTAGATCGCGACGATAGCTTGGGAGGCGAGATTATCAGCGACGTAATTGACGGATTCGAAGCTGACGACAAAGGGCGGATATTCCACACGTGGGAAAAGTGGGAGTGCTATAGGGCAGGGTTCTATGCCGAAAGGATGGCGGATGAAAGCCATGAGGACGGCGAAGAAAAATACCGTGAATTTTTGTCCGATTTGCAAGCGTTTGAATCAGCGCTTTCTCGAGTGATCTCAGAATGGAAATATTCATGCGAGCATTACCTAACAAACGACCGAATGAACCGAATTGCATGGCTTGGACAGGCGTCAGTTTGTTACGCGCTTAGAATCCCATCAATGTGTAGGGGCGGGTATCACCGCCTGTCTGAGGATCAGAAAAAGGCCGCAGACGATATGGCTCTAAAATACCTGAATATCTGGCTTAAAAAGAACGGACGAGAGACTGTTAATTATGAGTCTGCTGGTGGCAAGACAAAAGCGGAGCTTTACTGATGGCATCTGTCAAAAAGGGGATTGGGGTTGATGTTTTGACCGCCGCTCGACAAAGGATTAGCTACACATTTGACCACTTTGAAGCGGTTTACATTTCGTTCAGCGCCGGAAAAGACTCAAGCGTAATGATGCATCTTGTCATGGATGAGGCCATCAAACGAAAAAGAAAGGTCGGTGTTTTGCTTATTGACCTTGAGGCGCAATATCAGCTAACTATAAAACACGCGCAAGAAATGTTCGATATGTACGCTGAGTATATCGAGCCGTATTGGGTTTGCCTTCCGATCAAACTGCGCAATGCAGTCAGCAATTACGAGCCGGTATGGTGCGCGTGGGATCCAGGCAAAAAAGAAGATTGGGTCAGAAAGATGCCGGATGGCGCTATAAGCGACGTTGATTATTTCGACTTTTTTTATCCGATGATGGAGTTTGAGGAATTTATTGAGCTTTTTGCCGCATGGTATTCAAAGGGGCGAGACACGGCGGCATTCATCGGAATACGGGCAGACGAAAGCCTTAACCGATTCAGAACGGTTGCTGTTTGGGACAAGGAAACGCATTGCAACAAACGGTGGACTACCAAAGTCGCGGACGATGTTTACAACGTCTATCCGATTTATGACTGGCATGTGTCAGACATCTGGAAGTATCACGCCGCGTTTCCTGGGAAGCTGCACAACGAGGTTTACGACAGGATGCAGCTTGCCGGGGTCTCGCTGCACCAGATGCGCCTGTGCCAGCCATACGGAGATGATCAAAGGCGCGGTTTATGGCTATATCACCTCATTGAGCCGCAAACTTGGGGACGTGTTGTGGCGCGCGTAAACGGCGCGAACTCTGGCGCGCTGTACATTGAGGAAACAGGCAACGTGACCGGGTACAACAGGATCACTCTGCCACCTGGCCACACATGGAGATCATTTTGCAATCTGCTGCTTGCAACTATGCCGACAGTGACAAGAGATCATTACGTCGAGCGGTTTAATGATTGGATTCTTGGATGGCACAAACGCGGATACAGAAAAGGAATTCCAGACTACGCCCCGAGAGAACTAGAAAAAAAATATTGGGCACCGTCCTGGCGACGCATGTGCAAAGTTATATTGCGAAACGACTGGTGGTGCAAAGGTCTTGGGCTGACTCAGCCAAAATCTGATGCTTACAAAAAATACTTAGAAATAAAAAGAGAAAAAAATGGCCAAGATCCCGCCGCCTGCTAATGCCATCGCGTCGCTCATTGATGCTACGCACGAAAAGATACACGGAGACAACGACAAGCCTAGATCTCACCTCGGCTGCTCAGTCGCGGGCCATCCCTGCGACCGTTGGTTGTGGCTGTCCTTCCGCTGGGCGGTGCGGCAGAAGATCCCCGGTCGGACCCTGCGCATCTTCCGGCGCGGGCAAGACGAGGAGGCGACGTTCGTGCGCGACCTGCGCATGATCGGTATCGACATCCACGAGACGGGCATCCGCCAGCGCCGCATCAGCTTCGGCTGGCACACGGGCGGGAGCATCGACGGCATCATCGAAAGCGGCGTGCCAGGCTCAGAGCGAAAGCGGCATATCGCCGAGTTCAAGACGATGAACTCGAAGAACTTCGCCAAGCTTTCGAAGGAGGGCGTCGAGAAGGCGCAGCCGACCCACTTCGTGCAAATGCAGCTCTACATGCTCGCAACGGGCATCGACCGCGCGTTGTACGTGGTCGTCTGCAAGGACGACGACAGTCTTTACAGCGAGCGCGTGCGCTTTGATGCAACGGTGGCGGAGAGGCACCGCGACCGCATGATCCGCATTGCGCAAACAGAGCGGATGCCGCCGCCTGTCAGCACCGATCCGAGTTGGTTCCAGTGCAAGTTCTGCCCGGCTTACGAGTTCTGCCACGACTACCAGCTCACTAAGCAATCGAACTGCCGCACCTGCGCTCACGCTACGCCGCGGGAGAGTGATTGGCATTGCGCCCGCTGGGACGACGCCATTCCCGTCGAAGCGCAGCGCACTGGCTGCCGCTCGCACGTCCTG